ATTGTTCTTCAGTGATCCCTTAATAGGAACACTGGTCTTCATTTCCATGGCTTTCTCGTCGAGGACATCGAGCACATGGGCGGTGAAGATTGTTGGCCTTCCAAAGTTCGTGACCTTCTGTTGCATTAGCACTTTGAAGTATTGGTTGAAATCCCCCCAAGCCTTCATTGTGTTTGAAGCTGTCAGGACGTACTGAGTCTCTAACATATCCATAAGGAAAGTCAGAGAATCGACGATGATGCCTTTGACTTTGGGAGTTGAATTCCCATGATCAAAAGCCTCATGAACCTGATATGGATCTTCAATGCGAAAGGTCTGAAATGCATTCTTGAAAGGCAATCGTTTGCCAGCTTCGGTATTCAGATAAAGCCAGTCCTTCTGATCGGTGATGTTCCGAAGAGAAGCACTCTTGCCTGTTGCTGAATAACCAACTATCAACACAAGTTGATCATTTGGTTCATTGTTGTCTTGGGACATGGAACTCCTTAACAAAAACCTAGTCAGTCTTGATCCAAGAAACAAAACTGACTGGTCTCTATTTTGACTGATATCGTTTGGCGACCGTCACCATGATGGTGCTGTCGATCTCGTTTTCAGGTAGAGGCGAGTTCAGCTTCGAGTTGAAAGCATGAAGTTGTTTGCCTACATCCAAGAGCGTCATGTGACTGTCCACAAGAGCCAGTGCATACCGCAGCAACTGATTGTTCCTGTTGCCAGAGGTGATGCGTTGAGCGAACCATCGCTCCAGATTGTCGAAGGATTGGACTTGCTGGAACTGTTGTTTGTAGGCTTCGTTCTTGCTGGTCTTGGGAATGAATGCAAGAGCATCGAGAGTCTCACCTTCCATATTGTAATGGTAGGTTCCTCCATCAAAACTCTCCCACTTACGTGCTCGCTGATTCGCAGCTTCATCGATCTTGAATGGTAACCAGCCCATTACATTATCCATGAACTCTTTGTACTCATCGGAGTCGAGTTCCAGGATATAGTTGATGGGCAAAACCATTCTGAATCGATTGGCTTCGGTAGTGTGCCGTTTAGTGGTATAGGTCATGAACTTGTAATCCTTCATCAGTTCATGAACACTTTGCAGTGTGCTTCCCTCATCGACATCGAGCACGAGCATGTTGAATCCTGCGAAGACATTCTCTTCGGCACGATGCCCTTGCTTAAAGTGATGATTGGTCCAGTGCATTCCTGTTGCTTGGGTCAGGCTGTGTAGTTGATCGAATGGTGCGGTCTCACAGAGATAGTTATAGGCCCAGTGATCGGAATACGAGATAATCAATTCATCGAGATTGGTTTCTTTCAAGGTCTCACCCTTGAAGAATTCAATCCCATCGATGAATGACTTCTTGATGATGATGTGCTTTTTATAGCCCCATGCTGTTGCCAGCGTCATCAGCTCGTTTCTCGCAGCATTGCCGGACTTGTAAAATGGCAATGCCTCCAAAAGATCGGCGTGAGTAACATCCGTATCGACTGCGGCAATATACTTTGCCAGCTTCACGTAGGTCTTTTCTCTGTTGAGAATGGTCTGGAAAGCAAAACCGCTTTCTTCAACCAATAGGATCGCAGACATGAGATGTTCTTCAGCAATCTCCAGACTCTCGTCGATGAATGCAAAGGCGCCAGCCAACTTCAATGCTTTGAAATAGCGATGACCCAACTCAGCTTTGCGAACCTCTTCATGATCAGCCATCTTGTCAGATGCCTTCTCACAAGCTACTCGATACTCAAGTAGCCTTACTGCCACAGCATCTTCGACTGTGACTTTCCAGCCAAACATGGCTGGATCAGCGAGCTTGTGAAATAACTGTGCCCACTTATTCACGATGACATTGTTGGCAGGTTGCAGGAGACGAGCATAGATCTCCGTTGCCGTCATGGTATTGAATGCCTTGCGATTCTGGTGGCCATTGCCGAAGATGCAACGACGAGCATAACCAGTCTCAAGAAACGAGTAGAACTGTTCTTCAGTCTGACCACCATCAAGTAGCTTTCCGGGAGTACCGAATAGTAGCATGTTGGTTGGGGTCTTACCATCCAGTTCTTCATTTCGTTGGTTCTCGGCAGTGTTCTTGGTAAGCTTCTGCTTCACGAGTCCTTGATCGTAAAGCTCCAAGAATAGAATCAGAATGTCCACATTGCCGAGTAGGTTGGAACCAATCTCATCAATTTGAAGATTGATCGAGCCACAGTCTGCAAGAAGCAGTTTGTGACGCAATTGTTTGACGGCCGGTGATGTGCCTGAATCAAATGTGAATGGGTATGCTCCAGCACGTTTGAATTCGCTGTTCACCTTGTCGTACTCTTCCTGTTGGTCGCTCCCATTGCGAAGGGCACGATCGTTGGCGATGACCCACAGATTCTTTTCAGCGATTACCGGAAGAGTCTCCTCCATAAACCGTTTCTTGAATCCTTTGATGAACTCGTTCTCCATGATATTGACAGAGTAACCTTTGCCAAAACCAGAGTTCGCAAGTGCGAGTGCATAAATATTGATCGGGATTTCGCCACGATCTTTTGTGACGATGGTTGCTCGCATGTTGGCCGCTATCTTTCCTAAGAAATAAGCGACCTCTGTGCGAAAGAATCCTCGATCTGTGTTTTGGGTCTTATTGCATAACACTTCTACAATCTCCTCGATTGCAGGATGGTGTTTTACACCCGTCAGATCAATCATGGATGAACTTGTCCTTTGGAATTACGTTGAGATTTGGATGTACTTGTCTTTCTGTGTGCAAATGTTGAAAGCTGAACAATAGTTGCAGCGTTGCACTTCACCGGGAACAGTGATGACGATGCCTTTGCCACCCTTCTCATTCAACATGAACTGACGAGCTTCAGCGAGGCTCTCGAAGTTTTTGGTTGATCGTCCCGATGTCTTCTGAGGATCGGAGTAATACCTATACTTGGGGTCCGAACGCCAGAGTTCTTCATCGGTGCATTCAGGGATGGTCTTTTCAGGAGCATTCCTGTAACGAGTGATCAGATCGAGCTTACGCGAGATCCAATTCTCGGTCTCTTCCAAAGTCATCAACGGTATATCTTTGTGGAGCAGACGCTTCTGCGGATACTTCGGATTGGAACGAGCCAGCATCTTCTGCCAGTCGGTGAAGATGAAATTGATTCGGATGAAGTCTTCTGTAATCTTGTCAGGGTTCAGCCATTTGTAAAGACTGCCCTGCAAGCAATAGTCATCATCCTTGCCACCGTACAACCAAGTGTACGCTGAAGTTGATTTGGCGTCTTGTGGAATTCCCTCAGTTACCATATCAAACTTCCCGCCAATCGTGAAGCCCTTGAACTTGCGTATCGCACGCTGCTCAATGTAGATCAGGATTGGATCGGTCTTGGCTGCGATCTCGGCCGGAGTGGGATTGATGAGAACACGATTGATCATGTTCTCTGGATATCCCAACCTCTTCAAGCTGACAGCATAGCCTTTGGTCCAAGCCTTCTCGATGGAATCATGAATGGACTTGCCAAGGCCGGATGCGATGAGATCTTCAACATCCATCTGCTGTTCGTCATAAGGAATGCGGGGAGGCAATACGATGTGACGGATCGGCTTCATCAAGGTTGTGGCTGAGATGTAATTGTCTTCGGTCAGGTAGTCGTACTCGTCATGGAGTAGCCACACCGCCAAAGACAAAGAAATGTCTGAGCGATTTGTCACTATCATTCTTGCTCTCCTCAAATCAAAAAAGTAGGGTTGTAGCCTGTCATAACTACAACCCTTGTTACGGGTGATTGTTGCACGAGAATTACAGACCTGTGAGTGTTTTGCAAACACAGGAAACAACTCCCGCCTTTTTCAGTATGGACCAAACCAGAACAATGATTCCCATTACTTTTGCTCGGCCTCCGCAATAGCATCTTCCAGCTTGACTCGTGAGACAACCTGCATTCCACCAGAGGCGGGTGCTGTACGTTCCTTAGCTTTCAATCCCTCGGGTTCCTTGTGGAACTCTTCGGGAGTGAACTCGCCAAGATAGGTGATGTTGAGGATGATGCAATCCAAAATCTGGATTTCAGCGATCTCAACTTCAGCCTTCTTGACAAAATTCGCTTGGAGGATCTGTTGCGACTTGGCGATTAATCGCACGGGAATCTGTTTACCTTCATCTGCCAGAATTCCGTTTACACGGACGGCATTCACTTCTTCCGTTTTGACGTTACGGAAGATAACTTCACCTGTAATCAGGTGATAGTGATGTGTGGCTTGTTCCATTGGTGCTCCCATAATGAATTGAAGGGGAATTTCTTCCCCCTCACTTTTGAGTCGTGAGACTCAAAGAACAAACTTATGTGAAACTAACTTCGGTCCAACCTGTTATTGATGGTGTTCCCCCGCCATCAATATGGTTAACTGTTGCAGAAAAAGTTGCTCCGGCTGGAACCCAGAATCCTACCTGAGCAACACCATTGCAGCTATTCCAGACACCATTACCTACATGGTTAACTCCAGCAACAGAGTATTGAAGTTGATTGTCAGAACCAGTTGCTCCGGTCGATCCTGTGACAGTCATCTCAACTTCTTCAAATACGGCTTGAGAACCTGTATTTATGTAGACCGTTCCTGAGACGTAGGTTCCTATTTTATTGGTTCTGGTTGCATTGACAATACCCGTTGGACCTGTAGCGCCTGTGGCTCCGGTCGGTCCTGTAGCACCTGTCGGTCCAGTTGCTCCAACATTTCCCGTTGCTCCGGCTGGTCCTGTAGGCCCAGGAACCGTGCTCGCTGCTCCCGTTGCTCCTGTAGCACCTGTCGGTCCAGTCGGACCTTGTGGACCGGTTGGACCCGGTACAGTGCTCGCTGCACCTGTAGCCCCAGTTGCTCCTGTAGCGCCTGTGGCTCCAGTGGAACCGGTAGCTCCAGTGGGACCGGCTGGTCCACCGGGAGTTCCGGGTGGTCCTTGAATGATAGTTCCAACAAAGTCAAGTTGGAGTCCTTCCAGTGTTGATAGATCGATTGGAACAATACTCACTGCGTCACCCCCGGAATGATATTGAGTTGTGTGGTTGTGGATTGAATGATGAAGCCATTGCTCGATTGAAACTGAATATCGAGATCAGCTAGACCGATTGGCCAGTCTTTGGTCAGGTTGTGGCTGATGAAAACGAAACGACTGGTGAGTGGATCGGCCCATGAACAAGAGATGTTAGCGATCAATCCATCTCGGGTATTGTTTTTGTGGCGCCGTAGTTGAGCCTTTGGTGTCCATGTTGCTAGAACTCCATCAGCAACAGTCGTTGGGATCATCATCACGAAAGCAAAGGTCTGCCCTCGCTTGAAGCAAACTGGTGGGAACTCAGGCATGTTTACCTTTCTGGTTCTACTTGGATTGTGAATGCTTCTCCACGAGAGAGAAGACTTCCTTTTCAGCAGCACCATTTGGGATTGTCAGTTCATGTGCCCAGTCCGGCCAGAAGATTGAGAACTCTCCACCGAGCTTGACTTGATCATTGGCAATGTCCGGGTGTTCCTGCCATTCTACAGCTTTTACCAAGTGTTCGTTGGCAAAAAGTATAGCATCGATCTTGTCTTCCACCAACATATATTGAGCGTCGTGGATGTGAGCACAAGGGCGAATTTGAAGTCGGTGTTTGCTCTCACGAACTTTGCCCATGAATTCGGCACTGGCTCGTGAATTGAGCAGACACCAAGATTGCCCCAAAGCATTTCCGGCCGTTCGACCTTCATGCTCGGCTTCATAAGGAGTCTTGCTGTTCCCCCTCAATACTTGTTTGAGGAGAGGAGTTCTGACTCTCAGGCCGAAAGCCACAGTTACGTAACCAACCTGAGAGGCAATGTCCAGTTTATTTTGGACCCAGGCATCACTGACCTGATAAAGATCGTGATACCGAGCTTCGATCTCCCGAGCTTGAGCTTCACTAAACCCACAATTTGTCATGAGGGTTTTGAATGTGCCTTGATAGGTAAGAGCAAAAGTCGGAGGTTTAGACTCTTGCCTCAGACCTTTGTAGAGCTTCTGGATGGAGTTGATGGAGTCCACATCGAATTGTTTCGTTGGGATCTCTGTGATCTTTGCTTCAGGTTTTAGTATGATCATTTTCTCCCTCGAAAATAAAACTGCCTGTCAATTCGACAGGCAGTTTTCGATTGTGGTGATGCGGCCGTCAGGCAGTGTAACTTGCTCGCCTTCGAGCAGCAGGATTGTTTTCCCATCTTGTTCAAGTTGGAAGGTTCGTTTGCCGTTTGATTGTTTGATCAGGGGCATCTGCGAACCAAAATAAGCATAAGCTCTCAAGCTGTGCCCATCGTAACCGTCTGTGTAGACTTTGATTTTGTTTGGATCATTGGTCGTTACAGCACTGATCTTGTCTTCGAGTGAAGCAAAATCCAATCCACAAAGCAACCATCCGACTGGCGCCGAGAAGCAACTCTTGATGAGTTTTGCATACTTGGATCCAGTAGCGGGAAGGTTTTGCAAATTCGGATCTGAGCTTGACAATCTACCT